AGACATTGACTGCGCTTCAGCCGCAGTTATAGGAGATTCTAGCAATCTCTTTCTGTCCCACCAATTATTACCCATATTAAATATGTTGTTGCCTTGATAAGAGTATGGAGTATAAGATTGAGCCATTATATAGCACCGTAATTAACGTGTTTAACACCGTCAATGGTAGTAACGGCATTAGGATACATACCCTCAACCTGTTGAGCCATTACGCCTCGTCTAGGTCTAGCGTCATCAATGTAATTGTAGGTGTAAACATTAAGACCTTTCCACTTAGTACCTTCTGGAACTATGTTTTCTTTGATATGGATATCAGATGCCATAATAGCCGCTGACCCCAAGGTTCCCACAAGATTTGCTACAGTATTATCTTTAGGTCTTGGGGTGGTTGCTGTAGTAGTTGAACCATAATCTCCAGTAACCATAGCCATGTAGTTTCTAAGGGCGTTCTGTGCCGCATTAGATTCGTACTGGTATCTAGCCATATCCTGATCTATACCGCGCTGTGACATAGCCCTACGTTGCTCTCCTACCGCACCCATAGCATCATACATATTAATAGGCGCTGACATAATTGTAGGATATGCTTGCTGACCAAACTGCCTTTGCTGTATACCCATTTGAGCGGCTGGCATACGCATACCTTGAGCCTGCTGATAAGCCCCTCCGTACATTTCCGCCAAAGGTTTAACAAGGCCAGCCTGCACGGCATTGGTAATAGCCCTGTTAGTCTCTAAATCTGTTCTAGTTCCGCCACCGGGCTGATACCTAACTTGCGCTTCTCTAATTTGAGGTAAAATATTTCCAGTAAGATTGTCAATTACACCCGTAGTTAGAGCATCTTCCATTGCGGTGTATGGGGTTCCAGCGCCAGTTCTAACATTGCCTGCTAAAAGATCAGCGGTTTGGGTAGGGCTAAATCCTGTCTGCCCTCCCAAAGAACCTATAAGAGCGTTCTCTGCCGCCGCCTGTTGAGCCGTTGCTCTTGGGCCGGTAACATATCCAATAGTAGACCTTTGTGCCGCAGTTTCAGTTGGGTCAAAACTTGCTACAGTTGGGCCAGAATAATAACTAGGAGCGCCTCTGCCATACAATGATCTTGCATCTGAAAAACCTCTTTCCAGATACTCTCTTTGCGCTTCCCAAGGTTCTACCTCGGTAGTGCTTACTGTTGTTCCGCCGCCGCCTCCGCACATAATTAATTCCTCAATTTATATATTTCACCAACACATTCAAACCCTAGACTTTTTTCTAAAAACTTTTTAAGACCAGAGCCTTGGTGTCCATTAGTTGAACCCATTGTTATTTCGCTTACACCCATCTGCTTTGCCCAATTAACATATTGTTTTATCAACAACAAAGCAAGTCTTGATTTTCTATAATCCTTACTAACAAATAAACCAAAGTCATTGGTAAGTTTTTCCGTTGAAAAGAAATACTCTTGAATACCGGCCAACATACCACATACTACAAGCCCATCTTTCTCTCCAACCCAAGCAAAGCCTTCTCTCATACAGTAGGAAATAGTGCTGACAAATTTTTGAGAGTCGAATCGTATATCTTTATATAAACCCTCTTGGTGCATTTCCTTACCTAACACTACTATTCTATTTATGTCCCTTGTTTCAGCAGGACGAATCATTATTGTTTCCTTTTATTAATCGAATCCGAATAACCCGCCAAAAGTTCCAGAGGGGTTTGCGGCTTGACCAGCGGCTACACCGTAACCCTGTTCCCCCGGCGCTATTCCAAAGTCATATCCTCCACCATGAGCGGGGTCTCCAAAATCACCGCCGTCACCAGATTTTAAACCTAGAGGGTCATTTGCCCAGTCATACGGTTCGTCATTTTTTTTTTCAGAACTAGAACTTTCTTCCCCACCTTCTTCGTATGCGCCCACTGGTAAAGCAAAATAAGAAACTGAAGAAGCGGGAAGAGCGGGAGGATTATAATTCCACAAACTATCAGCAACCAAAGCATTACCATATTGTTGTGACCAAGGCTGATAAACATCAACATTGTTCCCGTAGGGTTGGGAAAGCAAACCCATTGTTGGATATGCGGGGTCTGCTGGCATATAAGATTGGGGGTAGTAAGAAAAATAATCGTTTTGGTTTGGAGCGGATAAATCTAACGGTGTGAATACTGGCCCTAACGCTGATGACCCGCCTCCGCTACTGCCACCGCCTTCGCCGCCGCCCCCGCCTTCTCCGCCAGAAGATTCGTTTGCAAAACCAAGACCATGTTGATTGTTAATTGCAACCCTAAGAGCCGGTTCTGCGGCATTCCAAGTTGACACATAGTTATTATAGTATGATCTTAGATTTGGGTCGCTAGGGTTAAAGGGTTTTCCAGCATCCGCTCCGGGGCTACCCGCTGGATATATGCCATGTTGCAACCATTCATCATAACTAACTGTTCTTGACATTTTAAAATTCCATTCTGTATGTAGACATTATTCTATCTTCTGAGTATCGTAAACTATAACCACCTGAGTTTAATCCTAACTCGTAGCCGTTGTCATTTAACTGTAGTTTTAGTTTCGGAGTATCCTTTAACATTGCGAAGAGGGTGGCTACTGCGATCCCAGAAACGACTAACTCTTTTTCGTGGCGTTGATACCACTTTTTCTTTTTTGTCTGACCCCACTCTAGGGTTTGACAAGATGTTGTTCCTCTTCCGTTTCCTGTTCCGACAACTCCGGGGTAGGAGCAAGCAATGTCGCCAAACGCTTTCGCTCTTCCTGACGTTCCTTGTAGGTGGTACTCAGATACGACAACTGGTTTTCCAAACCTGAGAGCGTTCTCAATTTGTTGCCGGAACTGTTGCTCATTAAGATCAAATCCTGTTTGAAGGTATATTATATCTGCATCTTTAATGTACTCAGCCTTAACCCCCGGCGTAAGATGCACTCCTATTGGTCTATCTGTTTTCTTCCTGAGTTCCGCTATCAGCGTAGATACATCTGAAGGGCTATAATATTCGTCACACTCAAGACAGACCACATAATGACTAACAACGTCATCAACCGCAGAAACAACTTGATTTTGGTAATCAATCTGATTATCTAAACCTCTTCTATATACATCTGAACTATCATCGCTTATTAACCATACTACCGGAGCAATACCATTAGAACGCAAGATGCTAATACGATTGCGCCAACTATCTCTATGAACCCCATCAACTCTCCCAAAGTCGTTTGCTGTGCTTCTAGCCATGATATCAGCGTGTGTATCCCCGCCGATCATACTTATAACACGATTTCTCCAATTATCATCTAAGTCGTTTGACAGCCAAGACAGGGTAGAGTATGGAGATATAAACCTTCCCTTTGGCTCTCCTATCAGAAATGTAGATTTAAAGTCTGCGCTAGAGTTTTGTCCAAGACCCGCCAATATAAGCATAGATGCCAGCGCCACTGCCCGGATTCCAATCTGAACCATCCGCATATCTTATATCACCATTTCTCGGTTTGTCTGGTTCTTCATGTAATTCCTCTAGCCTGAGATTAGACACGTTGTAAACAATGTCACCCAACTTTTTAAGTTCCCTAATTAAAAACTCTCCAAGGTATTCAGGGTTTTCGGGGATTGATCCCGGCTGATAGAATGTGACACTCTTTACTTTCCTATCCGTATAAGTGTTATACCCCATCAGTAAGCCCTGCTACCCCTACGCCCTGAGTTTTGCACATCAAACTCAAGACCTTCCAATCTCCATCCCGCATTATTATCTGACTCAATCTTTACACCGTACAATTTGCCTGATGCTCTGCATGATATTTTAGAATGAGTATCTGGGTTAAAGGACATTGGCCCCTCCCAAGTAACAGCCTCTTCGGTAGACATCTGAGTTCCAATATAGAAGTCTACTGTCTCGTTATTATCTATTGTCATCTTGGGCCATATAGCCTTAATGTGCTTAACGGTGGAATGATCTGGATTATTTTGTTCATCCATTGAATAACCAACACGCTCAATGTAAGACTGCATATTAGTTCCATCAGCCTGAAAACCTACTCTATCCCTGTATACCTTGGTGTTTGTGGGGGAGGCAAATACAAGCACGTTTTCTACCGTGTTCCAGTTAGATGCCCAAGACCCAGCGGTAGTTGACCAAGTGGTAGTTGCCGCCGCCCAAGTAGTAAGAGCGGTTTCATCCTGAATAGTGCCGTAAGCAATGTGACCAAGATTGGGAATATCTCTAATAGAAAAAGCGTTGCTTACCCAATTCCACACAAGGGCTTTATCGCACTGCGTAGATAAACTGTCGGCAGAGGGGAAACAAGCCAGCACTTCTGATCTGTTATAATCCGTAACGCAAAAAGATTTCTTATAATTATCTCCATCAATGTATGAGAAGATATAGTCTCTCATTTTATGTGGTAGAATACTCTTAATCCTCTGGCCGTCATTGATATAGATATCACCGTTGCCAAAGATAAAGTGTCCACCGTCAAACTCTGTGACACAGTT